AAAACAGATGACTCTTATATTGCAGGGGACGACGACCAGGCAATATTTAAATGGGCAGGTGCTGACGTTGATAGTTTCATAGCACAAGATGGAAAATTCATTAGGTTAGCACAGTCGTACAGAGTTCCCAAAAAAGTTCATGATATTGCAATGACAATAGTAAATAGAATTTCTAAACGATTACCAAAGGACTGGAGACCAAAAACAGTACAAGGATCTCTAACAAGATATCCTAATTTTGAAAATGTAGATATGTCTAAAGGAGAATGGTTAGTACTGGCTAGAACCCGATACATGCTGAATGAATTAGAAAATATCCTCTATCAAAAAGGTCTATACTATAAAAATAAATTTAAAAAATCTTACGAAGAAAATTTATACGCCGCTATCACGAACTGGGAACAATGGAGAAAAGGATCTCCTATGAATCCTGATCAAATTAAACAGATATATGGTTATATGAGTCCAGAGCACGCTGACAGAAATCAACTTTTAATTATGAACAAGGACGCACATTATTCTTTAAATGATTGTAAAGACAAATTTGGTCTTCGTACTAATTCTGTTTGGTATGAATCTCTGGATGACGCTCCATGGAGAAAAGTAGAATATATTAGAAAAATGAGAAGTAATGGAGAACAGCTTAATAAAGCACCAAGAATTTTATTATCAACCATTCATGGTGTCAAGGGTGGAGAAGCACAAAATGTAGTTTTATTAACAGATTTAAGTCTAAATACGCAAAAAGGATATGACAAAAATCCCGATGACGAGAATCGACTGTTCTATGTTGGCGCAACACGGACCAAGAAACACCTGCATATTATAGAGCCAAAAGATTTTTATAAGAGTTATCAGATATGAGTGTGTACGATAAACAAATTGGTGGAACTCATTATAAAAAAATGAAAATTCAACCAAGTGAATTTATTAACAAGAACAAATTGCTATTTGCAGAAGGAAATGCTATTAAATATATTTGCAGACACGCGGCTAAAGGAGAAGTACAAGATTTAGAGAAAGCAAAACATTATATTGATATGATTATTGAAAGAGATTATTCATGATACAGCAGCCACTTTTCAAACCTCAAACTGAATGGATTCCACCACAGGAATTTCCAGACTTATCTAAATACGATGAAATAGCAATCGACCTGGAAACAAAAGACACTAATTTAATAAAAATGGGGTCGGGTTCCTTTACAGGTAATGGAAAAATAACAGGAATATCTGTCGCTGTTAAGGACTGGTGCGGCTACTATCCAATTGCCCATGAGGGCGGTGGCAACATGGACCGTGAAATGGTTTTAAAATGGTTTAGAGAAGTCTTAAAAACAAACGCACTAAAAATTTTCCATAATGCCATTTATGATGTCTGCTGGATTAAAACACTGGGAAATATTGCAATAGGTGGTCATGTTGTAGACACCATGATTGCTTCAGCACTAGTTGATGAAAACCAATTAAGATATGATCTTAATTCCTGTACCCGACGTTATATAAAACAAGGAAAAGATGAAGCTGCTTTGTACGAAGCGGCAAGAGAATGGGGCGTAGATGCCAAAGTAGAAATGTATAGGCTTCCGGCCATGTACGTAGGCGCCTATGCTGAAAAAGATGCAGAACTGACTTTGAGCCTTTGGCAAGAATTAAAAAAAGAAATAGATTATCAAGATCTCTCATCCATCTTCCATCTTGAAATGGAACTGTTTCCATGCCTTGTGGAAATGAGTTTTCTTGGAGTCCGTGTGGATGAAGAGCAGGCGTTGGAAGAAAAGAAATTATTGATGGAACAGGAAAAAAATTTATTGTTAGATGTTAAAAAAGAAACCGGCCTTGATGTACAGATTATGGCTGCAAGATCCGTGGCAAAAGTATTTGATAAACTTGATCTTCCGTATGAAACAACACAGAAATCAAAAGAACCAAGCTTCGTTAAGAACTTCCTGCAGAATCATCCGCATCCAGTTGTCAAAAAGATTGCACAAGCCAGAGAAATAAATAAATCACATTCAACTTTTATTGACTCCATACTAAAACATGCCCACAAGGGCAGGATTCACGCTGGAATAAACCAGCTTCGTGGAGACAGCGGAGGAACGGTTACTGGTAGATTCAGTTATTCCAACCCGAATCTTCAGCAGATTCCCGCACGGAACAAGGAACTTGGACCACGGATCAGGCGTCTATTTATACCTGAGGAAGGCCATAGATGGGGTTGTTTTGACTATAATCAACAGGAGCCTAGGTTGGTGGTACATTATGCATCCTTGCAGAAGTTATACGGCGTAGGAGAAGTCCTCGACGCGTACAACAAAGGAGATGCAGATTTCCACGCCATCGTAGCCGACATGGCGAACATTCCTAGACTTCAAGCTAAAACAATCAACTTGGGTTTATTCTATGGGATGGGTAAAAATAAATTACAGGCAGAACTCGGTATTAACAAAGATAAAGCAGAAGAATTATTTAAACAATATCATAGTAAAGTTCCATTTGTAAAACAGTTGATGGATTCTGTTATGAAGCGCGCCCAGGATTCAGGGATGATAAGAACATTACTCGGCAGACTTTGCCGATTTCACTTATGGGAACCGAATCAATTCGGAATTCATAAATCCCTGCCGCACGAAGAAGCGCTCAGGGAGCATGGACCGGGGATTCGTAGGGCATATACCTACAAAGCATTAAACAAACTTATACAAGGATCAGCTGCCGATATGACCAAAAAAGCAATGATTGAACTACATAAAGAGAAAATTATTCCACATATACAGGTGCATGATGAGTTGGATATCTCTGTAAAAGATGATAAAGAAGCTGAAAAAATAAAAAAAATTATGGAATCCGCTGTTGAACTGGAGGTGCCTAATAAGGTAGACTATGAATCCGGTGAAAACTGGGGCAATATAAAATAGGAGAAAACTATGGAACAACTAAAACAATACGCTATAGGACTATGGGGATTAGCTAGAGCCAACAAGAAAGTTACTTTTGGCATAATCGTTGCTATCCTTATTCTATACACACTAGTTAAATAATCGGAGATACCAGCCGGTATTTTTAATATCAACACACATGAAAAGTAAGGATATACGTGATGAAGAAACTGATATGGAAGATAAGACAGATAATATCAAAGTATAAGGTGAAATTATACTTGAGCTATGTTAACTTGACGAAATATAAAAAATGACTGATAAATTCTGTAAAAAATGTAATCATTCATGCCACTGCGAGAGTCTCAGCCATGAAGACTGTTCATGTAACAAATGTGGCTGTAGTAAAGATGGCGGAATCGTAATAGACGACACCGGCGAATGCGAAGGATGTCAGTAAATGTCAAGGTCATTTAAAAAATTCATAGTCAGATTAAGAATGTTCTATGCAGACCTGAGGGGTCATCATGGAAAGAAATGGAACTACGAGCCATCAGAATGCTATATGGGCAGGAAAAAGAATGGACATGTACGACAAAAAACTGGAGCGTAACATAATATGGGCCCTTGCTATTATATTAATTTTCATAGGGTTAACAGGGTGTCAGTCCATTAAGAAGCCCATTAAACAGCCTTTAACACTTACCGATTCAGTAACCATAATGAAAGATTTTGGAACCGCTTTAGGTTGCGCTTTTGCTCCGGAGGAACCTGTCTGTGTCAAAGAAAATAAAGATAATAAATAAAAAGAACCCTGTTGCAAGGGTGCTTCAGTTCTTTACATCCAAGCGGTTTAAGGATAAGACCAAGTACACAAGGAAGGTAAAGCATGTTCAAAAAGATAAATATTAACACGGAAATTGTAAATGGGGTTTGTCCTGTCTGCAACCAGGACTCGCTACTTGTTTCCATTGTCAAGAATGCTTACCGGTGCACTTTATGCGGGTATGATCTGGAACAAAAGGTTAATGGCAAAATAAGCTATGTGCCTGCTCTCCAAAAGGGAGACAAGGTAGAGTTCCATGGCCCGGAAAAAGTCCAGTAGTCTCTACGGTTATAAACACATTAAAAAAGTCCACAGAAAGCGGCCTGGACGACATTGCAAAAACCCCAATAAAAAATCACATTATAAAAAATATAAAGGTCAGGGGCGTTGACAACCTTTACAATATGTAAATAATTTCTTTACAAAACTTTACAAATTAACAAGCAATACCAATATTTTTCTTGCATCGCGCCCTAAATGTAAATAGTGTCAAGGAATGGAAAAACCTAAACCAAATTCAAACTGCGTAGTCCACGAAGACGATGTTGACTGGGGTGGCTAATTTCTACATAGTATGATAGCATACCTGCAAAGGTATGATATTAGTTCGAAGGAACATATGTCAGAAGTTACGCCCGCCATAACTGGTGAAGGATTTTTTACACCTTGACATTCATCCCATAAAGACCTATATATAAAATATGAAAGAAACAAATCCGATTAAAGTTGACATAAGATCTAACCATTCAGCCTACATCACTATCGGTAAATGGGTAATCTATGTTGATAATTCAACTGGTGAGTATATTATAGATAGTTGGAAAGAATGCGCGAAAAAAAAGTAAATATAATAGCCAAGGGAGCATCCCAAAAACAATGGTCGGTGATACTTCTTGAACTAAATCTCATAAAGAAAGCGTGGAGACCGTTCGGTGTCGACCTACATATAACAAGCCGTGGCCTGGAAAAAATTATAGAGCACGGCACAAGAAAGTACGATGAAAAAAAGGACGAAGACAACAGTAAAGTTCAATAAGCTACTGGAGAACATACACGCCCTTAAAGTCCGGTTGCTCAATACGGAGCACTGGCCGGACATCTGTAACATAGATGAACGAGCAGGGACGTTGTTCGAAATATACATGAATGACAGTCCCGAGCCTAAGAAGATTAAGAAAAGATCATGAAATTGATCATTCTTCTGCTGCTGGCTTCAGAACCACTCTATTTTCCCTATGATACAACCCTGAGTTGTTATGAACAGGGGAAAGAGATCATGGAATCGGTCGCCACGTATCACGGACCAGGGGCTCAACAAGGATGGTACACGGACCACGGGGCTTTAGTATACGGATTTTACTGTGAATAGACCTATCCTAAAGGGAGAAGAGGATAAGTCTTTTAAAGGTGAGACCTATTTTATGCCACAATTCTGCCATATTGTCAAGCAGGGTCCCCTGTTTTAGGTTTCTCTAAGGGTTTATCACTACAATAGAACTTAATAAAGGTTTTATAGCTATTTAATGATATATCACCCAGTTCCTGCATCATTTCCAATGAATCATTATAGCCTGCACGCATACAATCAGCCCAGGTCTCAAATCTATTCGTTCTTTGAATGGGGTCCAGGCAGGATTGGTGTAATGCAGAGCAAATAACTAAAGTTAATATTATTTTCATCTTGACAGTTTCTTCTTATTATCCTATATTATCATTAATTGAAAGGAGTATATGACAGACACTACTAAATGGCGCAATGCATCTATAACGCACAATGCATACAAAACTTTGCAACAATTGTCTAGGGTTTTATTACCGGATACAAAATTATCCATCAGTAAGACAATTGAGGCAATTGCAAATGAGAAAGCAAAGAAAGTAAATGGAAAAATTCAAAATCTTAAACGCTGACTCAAAGGAACAGAGCGAAGCAACAGGTAATGAATATCTTTGGAAAGCGGTGCTGAGCCGTGCGGCCGAAGATGCTTTCCTGATGAGCTGCAACACGTTAAGCGCCGTCAGGGATGCCGAACAGGCGCTTTGGTGGTTTCTAGGGTGTGGACAGGATTTTAAACTCATATGTGAACATGCGGGACGGAATCCAGTCTACGTGTACCAGAAGACTGTGGTTGGACACGGAGAGCAAATAAAAAAAAGAAAGAAATATCTTAGGACCAAGAGAAAAGAGATACAGGAAAAAATAAGAATGAAAAAAATAGAAAGTTATAATAAAAAATATAAAACATACGTCACATCCATTAAATCTATGAGGGCGCACATGGCGACGAGAAGAAAAATCAAGGACAATCGGTACAGAAGAAGGATACAGATTAATGGCAAGAGGTATGAATTGAAAGGATTAACAAGATTATGAAAAAAATAATATGTGATAAGTGTAAAGGAAATGGATATATTAAAGTACCCGATTGGAAAATAAAAATTATCCAATGCCTCAAATGTGATTCGGAGGGAGAAGTATATGCAAAAAATACTAATGAGTCTACTCATGATACTGATGCTAAGCGGCTGCACTGAATGGGCGCTGCTGTTAAGTTCCGGCGGCTTAGTAATCAATCAAAATGCTTATTCAAAAGTTTATAGTGGAATGGATATTGTTACAATTATTAAAACCGACAAAAGTATAAAGTCACACGCGGAAGAAATATTAGATGAATCACACTGACACAGCATACATAGCAGGATTATTTGACAGCGGGGGTCATGTAGAATTCACCCAGCGCTGGGAGAAGAGGGGCAAAAAGAAATATAAATTCTGGAGGATCACTTGCTCCATAGCGTCGTCTGATAAATATATCCTCGAATGGATCCAGGATGTCCTTGGAATGGGGAGTCTATGTTCCAAGAAAGTAAAAGGAAAAAGAAAACCGCAGTGGAGATGGCAATGCAGCTTCAGGGAGGCACTACAATTCGCTTTAATGATATGGCCACATATACAAATTAAAATTCATAAAATAGAAAAGATCATAGACCACTATTCAATAGAAAAGACCATAGACCACTATTCACCGAAAAAAAAGAAACCAACAGCCCAAATTATTAATTTAGATGAAAGGAGAAAAAAATGCCATATAAACCCTTACCCGACAAACTGAAACTCGGCCCTTCAAAGATTCATGGGGTTGGGGTTTTTGCAGCGGAGGACATTGAAAAAGGGCATAACTTTGGAATGTCTCATTTGAAGATTGGAGAACGTTTGATTAGAACACCCCTTGGAGGATTTCTTAATCATTCAGATAATCCCAATTGTGTCAAGACCAAGCTTCGATTCACCACGGAAAACGGATCTACTAAACACGGATACATTTTCTGGAACCTGGTCGTTATCGAAGATATTAAGAAAGGAGAAGAACTTACGGTAAAGTATACATTTTACAATGTTTGATTTTTACTACAGAATCATTTGCCTTTTCTTTACAGTGATGGTAATATGTATAATAATTTTTATATGAAAGGAGGAAATATGCAAGAACACATTATAAGCTACTATTCCAAGTCGGATGGTAAGAGGATTATAAGACCTTACAATCCGCACCACGAAATGCAGTATGAATTTGTTGCCAAAGGCAGCGGAAGACTCTGTAAGCGTTACTGGGATAACAGCAAGGATGGTCTTAGGACGGCGAATTGTCCCTGGACAATTTCGATAAAAAAGAAATAAAAAATAAGATGTCGAGACAAATAAATTTAAATTTAAATACAACATCTCATGGTAATTATGGTAAGAAACGTAAGAATCACAGAATTTTTCACTATAGAAGAGAGATTAAAATAGCAGGAAAAGAAACCGATATGCAGGAATGTAAAGAATGTCATGAAATTTTTCCCCTAATAGCATT